AATTGACAAAAATGCTCAATTATAAATTTCTGTACAACTCTGTAACTATCGCGGTCTGTTATCTCACCCTGCCTGATACTAGAATAACTTGCGTCAGATCTATCATTAGCCAAGTTTTCATAAGCTATATTTAATCCTGATGACACACCTCTTAAAACGGCTTTTACGAAATCGGCATAATTTGTGCCTGGCGGTGATGGGTCCCACTTTTCAATAGTCTTATCGCCAACAAGTTGTTTAAACACCCCTGCCTCTGCTTCGAAAACCACATCACCGTCCTGTGCTTCTGTTGTTTCGTCGTCATCATTGGGCGGGTTGTCACCTTCCCACAATTGACCATCATTATTATGAATAACACCCATAGTTGAAGCTGCCACTCTTTGACCAACAAGTGTCGCATCTTCGAAACCGTCGAGCATTTTTAATCTTGCTTCTGGTGCTGCTATCCAAGTAACACCCCGAACCTGATTAGGTCTTTCTGGCATGAATATGTGCAATATTTCATCGGCTGGAACACGTTCATACCTATTCTTTCCTAGTGTTCCGTTGCGCTCATCGCCTGGATGAAACCTAGTGAGCCAATGAGCAACAGCCCGATTGAAGGAATCAACCTCAACACCCATTTTGATTTGATTGCCATTATCAAGAACTTTGTTAAGTTTCTCGTCCAGATGATCTGCTTCAATTATCTGAAGAGAAAAATTAAACGGTGAATTTTGGTACTGAATAAACCTTATTAAAATCTCGCCATCGATAGCAACAGAATGTACAATTTGCTTAAGAGCGTCAACCATCGAATATCTACCGCAGACAGTTGTTTCACCTAATTTACTAAAGAACTTCCAGCCGGTTTCTATTTTTTGATTAGCCTGTGTGTCTGGTTCCCCTGATGGTGTGAACACTTTCGACTTTAACATTATCCCAGAATGGCCAATAATGTTAGTTTTCATGAGATTTGAAAAACGCCTTACATAATCATTATTCTGGTACAGATCCCTTGCGTTATTTCTCAGCGCAGATAATGCGGTCTCAATCTCTGTATTTGCTGAAGTTTGGGAAGTATTCCAATCTGCAAACAATCTTCCTTGACCTACTCCTGTATATCCCTTGCCTAATCTTGGCCCATATTTGCGCCGTCTGCGTTTTTCTACACGCCTGCCAAGTTTCCCAAGGAATTTATGCATGAATTTTTTCATGATCTAGTAAACCAAACCTTGACGGTTGATGACTTTTTATTCGTAGTTTGCTGCTCTGCTGAATACTTAGCCTTGAAGTCTGAGTATAACTGTAAGATCTCATCCCAGGTATAGGAAGATAGAGAGCGTCCATGAATTGAATAGCTTGCCCTGTCTTGTGAAACCTTACCAGAGATTACATCCTCAATTGCATCAAGGGTCTGCTTTACCCACGATCTAGCATCATAACCTGATGTAGCGGCCTCATAGTCAGTGATTATGCTTATCTCACCTTCACCGACCTTGTATCGCTCATCTGCACCATCATCAACAAAAGCCTGATAGTTGTAATCACCGGCAGTATAAGCAGCAGATGTGCCAACAGGAATTTCAACAAGATGGTCTGTTCCATCGGCTGAAGCTACTATAGTTTCTTGGTTAGAAGTGTTCACCAGAGCATAGGTGAGAGTCCAGGCAGTCGCTGGAAAGTCAGATAAAGAAACTTTCCACGAAACAGAATTGTTTATTACAAGAGAAGGGGGGATTGAGTCTAAAACTATTTCGTAAGCCATGGTCTCCTGAAAATTGAATTATTCAGCTTACACTATAGCTCATGTTTTTTACTCAAGAAGAGAATGGATATTAAATTTACTATAAAAGTTATTGATAGGTTATAGAAAAGAACTTGACAGGGTTTATTTTAGGTACTTTTCACGTTGCTCGGAAAGCCACCTTTTTAAATCTTCTGGCAATGCTCTCCAGTTTCCAGTATCATTACGCCTCCAAGCTGGTAGATTTTCATTTTTAACTAGGCTTAATATATCTTTGTAATTTTCCCCTATTACATTGCATATTTCTTTTGCTCCCCTGTAAACTATTTTACCGTTGCTTACCAAACCATCCCCCTGTTTTACGTTTTGGTCTTGTTGGAAGTCTTCTTGTTTTCTTTTTTATTTCTTCTTTTGGCTTTTCTGGATTACTTTTTGAGGTTGAGGCTCTATCCAGTTTCCTTTTTATTGCTGGAAAGCTAGGGTTTAGTATCTCAAGTGCTGCCATATTCATTACCCTACAGTCAAGTGCTTCGTTCCTTGGCCTAATTTTAACCCATACAATATTTTTCCTTCCAGTTCTTTTGTTCCTTTCCTCCCTTTTTTCTTCTGCTGTCAACATTTCAAAGTATTTTTCTTCGTAATGTGCTGGAAAGTGACAATAACCTGGGCCTGGTTGGGTAATTTTGTTTAACCTGTAGTACAATGCCTCCTTGGCTGTGTCTGTACCAATCATGTACAACCTTACACTACCATTCGGCCCGACCATTGAATACTTACCAATGATAGGCTTGCCAGCTATCGAATGACCTTTTGTGGCGTACACCCTTTGTTTTATTCTTGGTCTGGTGTATTTATAAACTGAGTCGGGTTGGTAGCCGGAGTCAATACAACAGCATGAGACTCTTAGCCTGACGCCGTCACGTCTGGTAAATATCTTTTTTCTAACTTCGTCCAGATTATCCCAGACATGTTTTGAATCTGGATCTCCTTTTATTTTATTGTATTCTATTGACCAAGATTCCTTTTCTAGTCCATGGCCTACTATCTCATACTCCAACCTTGCATCCTTTCCCCCCTGAACATCAACACCCATTGTGATAAACAATATTTCACTTGATATTAATTCGTGGTCTTCGTCAAGACGGTCACCTGTAAACATGGTTGCTGGTACACTTTCGCCCCTTTCTTCCCACTCTTCACCAAGTTTTGTATTGATGAATGATTTTAATTTAGTCTTGTCACCAGTTTTTTTCTGCTCTGCGACAGCCTCACGAAACATGTTAATAAGGTTTTCCCATCCGAGAAAATAAGAATAGGCAGACCACAACTTATCAACTCCAACATGGCGCGGAGTTTTTATCTTGTTACCGTTTTCAAAGAACATGCCCAACTCTTCATCGTAAACAATAGAGCCGTCAATTGACCTCCATTGGCCTTTGGCGTCCATACCAGCATACTTATCATAGCCAAACATGCAGCCGTTGTGCTCGCAGATGTACATGTTTGTATCGAAGTCAAAATGATATTTTTTGTTTTTACCTCTCCATTTTAAGTACTGGTATTCGCCACATTCAGGGCAGGGAAGCCACCTGAACATGACAACATCTGCATTATCAAGGCTATCTGTTATCTGGCAACTCCCTTTCGTTTTTGGCGTGGAACTTCTTATAGATTTTCCAAAAGATGAGGTTTCAAAACGGGTGTCTCCGAGCGTTGTGACTGATCCCTCGCCACCGATATCACTATCGAATCCTGACAATTCGTCATAATTGGTTTCATCTTTCGTCATTCTTCTGAAGTTTCTTGGTGTTTTTCCTCCGAGAATGTGCGTGGTGGAACCTTTAAATGACAATTTACTGACAGTGTTATTACTTGACCTCTTATCTGGATCCGATTTACAAATACTTCTTATCGATGGCATGTGATATACAAGCCCGTCAATCTCTTCGTCTTTAAAATCCTTTGCATCGTCGGCAGTCGGTTGATATATGAGCATGTCGCGCCTCAAATGCTCGGTCTTATACGCCCAATTAATACAAAGTAACTTGGTTGCTCCTGTCCTTGCTGACTTTCTTATGGTAACAATCTTGATATCGTCATCGCCAAACCAATCAAGGATAGCAATTTGGTACGGTAGGTTTTCCCACTCCCCTAGTTTTGTCTCTGACTTTACCAGGATAAATTTTTTATTGGCGTAATCAGACAACTTTATAGGCAAGTGCGTCTTGATTATCGATAAACCTTCCTTGCGGGTTTCGTTTATCAAGAAGACTCCATGTCTGCAAATTTATTACGAGCCTTGGCAATTGTTAACTTTAACCACTCTATATCTTTTGACTTAAGAGAAGGAACACGCCTTTTGATCTGAATAGGTATATTGTCAAATATTCTCGCTGCCTCTTTAGATACAGACTGGAGAAGGTCCACAACATCACTGGCAGGTATTACCTTTTTCTCTTCTATGTCGTTTTCTCGTTCCA